CCAAATACAGTGTGACCACCACCAAACATATCAACAAATGGCTGAATGGCTGCGAGGCTCTCATAGTGTCACAAGAGCGCATTGACTGCCTGTTGACATCGTCAAGCGAATGTGATTCAGACTTTGAAGAGGAGGTGACACAATGAGCAATTACAAATCAGCAATAGATAGATTAAAGCGGTGCGAGTCACTAGGCGATATTGAAAGAGCATTAGACGGTTTCAAACGAGTACATCAGGTCGGGCATTTAACAGACAGCGAGCTTCGGCGTTTAGACGCGAAAGCGTTTGATATAATACTAGATTGGGAAGAGGAGGTGACACAATGCTGAACAATTACAAGGGAAACAGCGCATTGATAAAGCAGCAGAAACGCGAACGAATGGAGCACTACATAACAGACGCGGTGGTTTGGCTGTCGCTGTCATCGGGTGTCGTCGCTATGTTTACGTTCCTCAATTGGGCCATGCTTGCCCGCTATGGAGCTTAAAACAATGCGACAGACTAAAGAGCTACTATTTAGCGGGAAGCATCCGCGATTAATCACCGGTGCCAGCTACAGTGTTTACGCTATCGCTATAATAACAGGTATAAGCAACGCCACGCTGTATAGGCGTTTAAAGGGTCGGGATGAGGTTACCGAATGGGATATCACACCGGCCCACGAACGCAACCCAGAGCGATACGGTAACAAGGGGCGCGACAGTGTAGGGTATAGCAGGCTAGAGACGGCCACAGAGCGGTTATCTGCCGAGTGGTTGCGTTTAGCAATCTAAGGCTGGTACAGTTCAACATTAATTAACTAAGAGGTGTACAACAATGGAAGAACACGGAGACGAGCATTTAACGTGGGACGATGAAAGCCTTGAGCTGGAACAGTGGGAGATAGATGAGGCGCTAGCAGACGAACGCGGCGATAATCAATGGCTAGATGAGAATAATTAAAGATGAACAGTTTAGAACAATTAGAAATGCGGGTAGTGCTGTGGCATAGAGACCGCAACCTAATAGCGGGAAGCACTGATGCCGCACAACATACCAAACTGGTCGAAGAGGTTAAAGAGCTAGAAACCAATATACTGCTCTCACAGCCAGTGATTGACGACATAGGGGACTGTATGGTGGTACTGATAAACATCGCAGAGCGTAACGGGTTGAGCCTGTTCGATTGTCTTAGTCATGCCTACAACGACATTAAAGACCGAAAGGGTAAAATGGTGGATGGTGTATTTGTTAAAGAACGCACTGTAAGCTCGTCTGACGGCGATTACCTCAGAGGCTTTGGGGTAGGGTCAGGAGAGCCACCAGAAGCCCTTACAAGCTACGACAAAGGTCTCAGGGCTGGTCTATTACATAAACAAGAGGGTAAAGCATGAGCATGATGTTATGGGGTAAGTTTTTATCAGTAGAATGGCGTACAGGTACTGGAATCGATATTGAATGGTGTCAATCTAGGCCAGTATGGACGCAAAACGGCATTACAGGGGATATGGAAGCTTTGCCTTTCGAGGGTATGATTATACTGCTACCTTGCATTATTATCAGTTACGGTTTACCCTATACGTTCGATGATGGGGAGTACGAATAGTGAGTAAGATTAAAGAACAGTTGATAGGGTATGAGCATAAGAGCGACTGGTTAAACAATGGTGAATATGTGATGGTCAATGAGCTGGTCGAATATCAGCTCTACTGCATGACAGTATCAGAGATGCAAGCCATGGCCGCTGATAGGCTACGACAGGAATACCACGCAATGCCTTACAGTGACTTTAAACAGAAACACAACAACGCATTTGGAGAGAGACAAAATGAGTAGATGCAAAGCATGTGACGTTATATTGACAGGGGCAGAACTGAATAAAACCTACGGTAAAACAGACACAATGGTGGGTATGTGCTACGACTGTAGTAAGATTTCAACTAAAGCCTACACTGATTTTGACGCAACAGTTGACACCCAAATTGATTTCACAGTGAGTTTAGATGAATTTGAGGTTGACAGGGGGTATAACTAATGCTAGACTGAACTTATGTTATGTTCTTTAAGATTAAACATTAAAGTAACTAACTAAAGTATACTTAAGAAGATAAATCAATTTAATAACTAACTGAAAGGTAATAATTATGTCATTAGCAACTTTAGAAGGTACAGTAGCATTTGAGAACCTGAATGAGCACGAAATGTATCAAGGTCAGAGCACTGGTAAATTCTCTCTGGTAGTGTCTTTAGATGATGCCACAGCAGATGAGCTAGATGCTAAGGGTGTCAAGCTGAGAGAATATGAGGGTGTCAAACAGCGTAAGTTTAGCAGCAAGTTCGACGTGCCAGTACTAAACCCTGATGGGTCAGCCTTTAGTGGTCGAGTGACCAGAGGCTCTAAAGTCAGGCTACTATATACAGACGGTCAGCCGCACCCTGTACACGGTATTGGTACTTACCTCAATAAGGTCAAGGTTCTGGAAGTAGCAGAGATGGAAGGCGCAGAGGATTTTTAAGGATGAAAGAAGAGTCTACCTTTGTGAAGCACGAACCATGCCCTAAGTGTGGTTCAGGCAACAACCTTGCAAGGTACTCTGACGGACACGCTCACTGCTTCAGCGGTGGGTGTGGTCACTACGAGAGGGGCAACGGAACTGCCCCAGACTTTGCTGATGTAATTAAGAAACCCACAAGAGCATTTGAGATGACAGGAACTATAGCGTCAATCCCCGATAGGAAGATTTCACAGACAATCGCAGCTAAGTTCGGTGTGACTGTAGAATTCTCCCCAGAGGGCAAGATTGTCAAGCATCATTACCCGTACTACGATAAAGACACAGGTCAGGCCACAGGGACGAAGGTCAGACAAGTAGAGAACAAAGGATTCTACGCAACAGGAGATTTTAATAACGCTGGGTTATTCGGACAACAGGCATTTAAAAGCGGAGGCAAGTACGTCACTATCACAGAGGGAGAGGTCGATGCACTGGCTGTCTGTGAGATGTTTGATGGTAAGTGGCCAGTAGTATCAATCAGGTCAGGCGCAGCAGGAGCCTCCAAGGATATTAGAGCCAACCTTGAATGGCTGGAGACCTTCGATAATGTCTGTATCTGTTTTGATAACGACAAGGCCGGACAGGCAGCAGCCGCAGAAGTTCTTAGCCTCTTCACACCTAATAAGGCCAAGAACATTACATTGCCTTTGAAAGACGCGGGGGAGATGCTTAAAGAGCGTAAGGTACAGGATTTTGTTAAAGAGTGGTGGAACGCTAAGACGTACCAGCCTGACGGTATTATTAGTTTTGGCGAAGAAGGTGTTTGGGAGAAGTTTCTCAAGCGTGGCACAGAAGAAGTTATCCCACTGCCAAGTTGCTTTTCTGACTTAAACGAGAAGATGAACGGTGGTATAGTCGCTGGCGAAGTAACAGTTATTGGCGCGTTGACTAGTATCGGTAAGACAACAATGGTGTCCAATCTAATCAACGGTTTTGTTACAGAGAGTAATCAGCGTATTGGTTGTATTTTTTTAGAGTCGGATGTTGGTGAGACAGTAGAGAATTTACTATCACCGTATGCTGGCATCAATATTAGTAACATACCTGCCGCCGATAGGGATTATGAGGCATACCATAAGAAGTACTTAGAGATGTCTGAGTTAGATAACTTGCACATGCTAGACCATCAAGGGTCTTCTGAAACAGAGGCGTTGTTTGGGAAGATACATTACTTGGTTAAAGGTTTAGAGTGTTCTGTTGTAGTGATTGACCCGCTACAGGCCGCCGTCCGTAGTAACGACAACGTAACTATTGATGATTTCATGGACAGATGCTTGAAGATAGCTAAGAATACAGGTGTTAGTATTATCTTGATTAGTCATATGCGACAGCCAGAGAAAGGCAAGGGCGCACATGATGTAGGAGAGTACGACCTCAAGGGTTCATCGTCCATTAATCAGATAGCCTTTAACACTATACTTTTAAGCAGAGACAAGTTAGCTGAGGACGACCACGCTAGAAACTGTACTTTTGTTCAGCTTGTCAAGTGTAGACGGACAGGTAAGACAGGAGCTGCTGGTTGGTTGCTTTACAACGATACTACTGCGAGACTTGAGTCAGTACCGCCTCCCATGCCTGAGATTAACGTGGAGTTCTAACATGAAAGAATTGACTTTAGATTTAGTAAACAAGCGCTTTAGATATGATAAGGAGACTGGTAATCTTATTCGCAAGATAAGTATCCGTAAAGGTGCGGAAGCAGGACAGGTTGTAGGTACAGATGATGGACAAGGTTACTTAAGAACCAGCATTAAGGGGGTTAGGTATTTTAATCACCGGATAATATTTTTAATGCACAAAGGTTATCTACCTTCTTTCTTAGACCACATAGATACTGACAAGAAAAATAACCGCATAGAGAACTTACGCGCTGCCACCGTTACACAGAACAATCACAACCAAGGCAGGAGGAGTACTAACACTTCAGGAGTTAAAGGCGTAAGATGGAAGGCAACTCATAACATGTGGAGTGCTTCGGTTACTCTCAATGGAAAGAGGAAACATCTGGGACACTTCCGTACTGTACCTGAAGCTGAGATAGCAGTACGTAAAGCACGAGAGGAACTACACGGTGAGTTCGCGAATCATGGAACGTAAGGAGTCGTAAGTGAAGAAGATAGTCTTTGACATTGAAACCAACGGGCTAGAGCCTACTCTTATATGGTGTGTTGCAGTACGTGAAGTAAGCACAGCTAAGGAGCTGGTGTTTACCAGTGAGGTTACTTTTAAAGATTACTTTTACTCTGAGCAGATGGAAATCATAGGCCACAACATAATTGGCTATGATATACCAGCACTCAAAAAGCTTTGGAACGTAGACTTCAATGGTAAGAAGATAACTGACACACTTGTTATGTCACGCTTGGCAGAGCCTTCACGTCAAGGCGGTCATTCACTAGATAGCTGGGGTGAACAGTTAGGATGCCCTAAAGGAGATTATAATGATTGGCTTAATTTCTCTCAGGATATGGTGGAGTACTGTAAGCAAGACGTTAGAGTTAATGAATTGGTGTATAAGAAGCTCATCGTATCACTTGCTGGTTTTAGAGGTGAAAGCCTTGACCTTGAACATCAGGTACAGGTTATTATTGCAGAACAAATCAAGAACGGTTGGCTCTTAGACCAGAGAAAAGCATTCACTCTACTAGCTAAATTAAAAGAGAAAAAGCTTGACTTAGAGGATAGTGTACATTCTAAGTTCAGACCTTTACCTACTTTTATAAAACAAGTATCACCGAAGGTTAAGAAAGACGGTACGTACTCCATCGTTGGCCTGAAGTTCTTAGGTGAGCAGTGGGAGACAGCAGTAGCAGACTTTAGTAGGATTGATTACCCTGAGTTTAACTTAGGTTCGCGCCAACAGATAGGCCGATACCTACAGTACTTTGGGTGGAAGCCTGAGACATTTACTGAGAAGGGTCAGCCCATAGTAGATGAGTCAGTACTCAATAAAGTCAAGGGTATACCAGAGGCTGCACTGATTGGTGAGTACCTTCTAGTTCAGAAGCGTATAGCACAGATACAGAGCTGGATAACAGCAGTTAAGGATGACGATAGAGTACACGGTTACGTAAACGCTAACGGCGCTGTAACAGGCCGTATGACACACTCAAGCCCTAACATGGGTCAAGTACCAGCAGTCTACTCGCCTTACGGCCAAGAATGTAGAGCTTGCTGGACAGTACCTGAAGGTTATAGCTTGGTTGGTATGGATGCCAGTGGTTTAGAACTACGAATGCTGGCGCACTACATGAAAGATGAGGCATACACTAATGAAATACTCACAGGAGATATTCACACAGCAAATCAGTTGGCTGCGGGCCTTGAGACTAGAGACCAAGCAAAGACTTTCATCTACGCTTTCTTATACGGCGCAGGAGATTCAAAAATCGGAAGCATCGTTGGAGGAACTGCAAAGGACGGCAAAAGACTTAAAACGAAGTTCCTACGAAATACGCCAGCTCTTGGTAGACTACGAGAACAGGTTGGAGTGGCTGCTGGAAGAGGTTATGTTTTTGGATTGGATGGAAGACGAGTGGCAATCAGGTCAGAACATGCTGCACTGAACAGCTTACTCCAGTCAGCAGGTGCTATTGTAATGAAGAAGGCATTGTGTTTACTGGAAGAATATGCTAC